AAAGCTGATGATGGTAATGGTAGTTTAACACAAACAGTATTGGCGTTTGTTTCTAGTAGTGGTGTTAATAATGCTGCGATATTTAACGCTTTTAGTGAAGGTGAAAAAATGAAAAATTCTTCTTCATTACTCAATTGTTTAGATAGAGGTCCTGGAAAACCTTCAATATCATTAAGTGAATGGTGTAGTAGTAATACTACACTAGAACAACGCCAAGTTCTATTCAATTCAACCATCCCCGGGACGAGTAATATTTGTAGAGATTTTACATTATTTATAACCGATGAAATAATAATAAAAGCTCACGTTTACCTTATTCCTCCTGATAGTTCTTATAGTAGTGATTATAAACTAGGTATAGTTATGGCAATATATGAAAATAGAGAAAATCCAGAGTATAAAAGTTCATCAAAGGACTCAGCAGCTGCACAACCATCAACACAAACACCAAGAGGGACACCAGGAGAAGTACCTATATATTATATTAATGTAAAATTATTATCAGATAGAGGTATTTCGGTGGATGCTATTATTTGCGAAGTCCGTAATATAATGGAAGATTGGGATACAATGGAAGATTGGGATACAATGGAAGATTGGGGTGAATATCGTGGCGATGAATTAAAATCGCAGGATGATTTTGAAGTGGTAGATGTAAAAGTACATGGAAATCGCAATATTGCTATAATGCTATTAAGATATTTAAAAACACTTGGAGACCACGTTTGGGGTGTCGCATTGGGAGAAGGTGATGATCTTGGAAAATCTTCATTTTGTCAAGGACAATTATTATGTACAACTTGTGATACATGGTTGAAACACGTTCAATTTCATAAATATTCCTTAGGTTATATTTATTCTGCAGAAATGTTTATTGAAAGTATATCAAAAGGTGGTAATTGGCGTATCAGATCTTTACCAATAACAGATAATAATTCAATTTATATTATTAAACAGGCACTTACAATAGCGTGCGGGTTTATGATGTATGATCCAAATTTTAAAACTGATCAAAAAATGTTTGATCAAAAAATGTTGATATTAAAAACACTTATCCGTAGAGAAAATTGGGTTAACTTTAGATATCAATCAGAGAAAGTTAGAGATTACTTAAAAAGAATAGATGATAAAATTGAAAAATTAGAAAGCGAATCTTTAATTCATAATGATGATAATATTGAATTTTTAAAAAATGATGATACTGTAAACTTAGATGTTTTTGAAGAAATATTAAAAAAAAAATTATTATATAAAAGTTTAAAGTCTAGTGATAATAAATTCTTGGAACAGCTAGAAGCAGTAGAATTTTTTTTTGTAGAATTAAGTAATTTGTCATTTCTTCCTGATTATGTTAATGCTTCTTCTTCTTCTTTCTCTTCCTCGTCCTCCTCTTCTTCTTCCGCCGCTTCTGATAAAGAACTTATTAAAGGGGGTATTTTAACAAGAGCTTATGGTATTATTAAATTATATAAAAAACATTTTTCTTTTCCTATATGTGAAGTTTTATTAGAAGACGGTGGTAGTTTTAATGATGCTAAATATCCAGGTGTTTTAGCTACAGAGTTTTCAAGTGAACTTCGGAGCTCTCCTTATGATAACGTTTCTTATAGGGATTATGACGAAGATGGTACGGTTACAACAGTAGATTTAGATACAATAATTTATAGACAATTGAAAGAAGGAAGTAAACAATTATCCAATGATCCAATTTTACAAACAGCTTTTAATAATTTATGGTTAGAGTGTAAAGAAAAATTTCCTATTCCTGAGATTGGAGGTGGTGCTTATTCTCTTATAAAAGCATATAGTGTATTTAAAAGATTAATATTTATGAAACCCAATGACGGACTTAGAGAAGGTTTGCTTGAAATGAAAGAAAATAATCAAGGATTTGAGTGGATAGCAAAAAGAAGAGGTAAAATTTTCTTAAAATATAAATTATATAAAATATTAAGTAATGATAAAATTGAAAAACATGACGATATAGAGGATGAAATTAATAAAAATATTGTTAATGCTTGGTTAGATGCATTAAATATTAGTCTTGATAATATTGATAAGACAGTTACGCAACGGGAAGTATTTCAAGCTCAGGTAATAAGTAAAGAAAACGAAATGAAAGAAAAAGAAGATGAACTGAAGCGTCAACTTGTAACAACGGGTAATGAAGTGAGTGAAAAGGAAAAAAAATTATTAGCCACACAATCAAAACGGAAGATGGATGCTATACATAAGGAAATTACAGATCTTACTGAACAAATAATTACATTAAAAAGAAATTTAGAACAGCTTCCATCGGACCATTATGCTAGTGTTAATCAAAGAAAAAGAGAAATTAAATGTAAAATGATAAAAGAATATGATAAATTAAACTGTTCGATAAATGATGGTGCTGCGAGTTTGTGTCAGAGTATAAAATCGTGTGAGGATACAGGTCAGGATGCAGATATGGTTGTGGAAGAATTCAACTGGGGAGGAAAACGCAAAATAAAGAAGCACCGCAAAACAAAGAAGCAACGAAAAAAGAAAAAGAAAACCCGTTATAAAAAGCTTAAATTGAAAAAGAAGAAGCGCAAAACAAAGCAGAAAAGAAGACGCAGGAAATATACCCGTCATAGAAAGAAAACAAAGCGTTCCAAAACGTATCATAAAAAACGCCGCCGTAGAAAGAAACGCCGCAATAAATCACTCTAATAATTTTTTTATACTTTTTCTATTGAAAAAGTATAAAAAAATTATAAAAAAATTAAAATTTAGAAAACAGGTGGAGCATCCGTTGGACTACGACCCGTTGATCGCTGCCCATGAACAACTACCCAACGCCCATCCACCTTCTTAAGCACACTCGTCAATACTGCAATATCATCGTTTTGCGTTCCCTTATAATTAAACTTACCATGATTCGTATAACAAACATATGCCATATCACCACATACTTCCATCTTATTAATGGAAACAAGATCGTTTGACTCAACATTTACATCATCATTCGTCATCATCTTCTCCCAGCCTTCCATATTCAATGGGTTACCTGTAGGGCGAATAAAAAGACAATCATTATGTGTGTGAGCCATACCAACTCGGTGATCCTTATTACACATAGCTTTCACAACATCCTCAATCTGCTCCTTATCCGACTTAAAAACAACTGGACGAAGTGGAGAAATCTGCGGTGGAGCAGAAATCAATTCACCCAAGAAATCAAACGAGCCATCATCGTGACGGTGCTTTACATAACTTTCGTGGTTTGCCTTACTAGCCCACTTCTGCCAAATAACAACCGCCAAAGCATTATCCGATTGTTCATAACATTCAATAGATTGACATCCTTCCCAGCTTCTGGTTACACTTAAACCCTTCTCCCCATTACAAAACTCAATAAACCTTTCCTTAGACTCTTGGTCCTTAAACGTAAAAACAGCTTTAACAGTATGCTCAGACATTATATCTTTTTAATGGATCTTTTTTTTAAGTCACTTTATTTTTTCATTTACCTATTTTTTTTATACTTTTTTATGAAAAATATAAAAAAAATTATAAAAATTAATCGCGTTTGCCATCAGCGTTGAATCTTCTTGGTCCTTTATCGCGTTTTGGGATAACAATGTTTTCTCCCTCAAACAATTCTTTTTGAATATCTGCCGTAGTAATTTCTTCTTTAAGACCCAAAGAATCCTCAATAGTACTATTCACACCTACCAAATTTCCATTCTTATCAATATTTTGCGTTAATTTATTACCTGATTTCTTAGCCAATTTAATATTTTCTTTAATTGCTTCCTGTTTCGCCTCACGTACACGTTTTTCAAACTCCATCTTAGCATATTCCTCATTCTTAAGCTTTTCACTCATCAACTGATTCAACTCATCCTCCAAATATTCAACGCGCCCGGTTTTATATGCCTCTGGCTCCCATGGCATCCACATACCAACAGGTCCTACATATACATCATGATTAGGATCAACTTCGCGCAACAATTTACATCTCAATTCTGCTTCACCTTGAGTCCCATATACACCACGAATCTTAATGCCACGAGTATTTGTCTGATATTGATTTGCATCAGAGAATTCATTATCTAAACGCTCTTCATTCGCATCCACAAAATTTTTATATGCATTTGATACATACGTAGAATCAATTTCATCAGCCTCGCTTTTCAAGAATTCATTTAAATCATTCGTCAATGTTTCAAATTTCATATTATATTTGTAACTTACAAAATTCAAAAATTGAGTGAATTTCTCCGTGGATTTAGTAAGATCAAAATCTTTCAGAAATTCTTCAAAATAAAACAATCTCTTTTCCTTTAAAATATTTTCCGGAGAAACAAATGAAATACAAGCAAATTTTTGACCGGAAATAGGCTTATCTTCCTCCAATAAATCCACATAAACTGGATTCGGTGTTCCATCAGGATTTAATCTTTTTGCAAAATTCTGTGTTTGTTCCATTTATAACTATTATTCTTTTCACTTTTTAAGTTTTTTTTTAACAATATTATTTTAAAACATATTTATTCACACGCATATTTTTTTTTCTACTTTATTATTATAATAATGTTCCAACGTTTAATGAATTCTTTAGATTTAGGCGAATTAATGCGCAGAGCAGTTAAATACATTGTTGAAGGTATTATGGTTGCTATTGCAGCATATGCCATCCCCAAGAAATCTCTTCACCTTGATGAGGTTCTTCTCATTGCACTCACTGCAGCTGCAACATTCTCCATACTTGATACATATGTTCCATCCATGGCTGTTTCTGCAAGATCAGGTGCTGGTTTCGGTATCGGTGCCAATCTCGTTGGATTCCCAAGAATGATGTAAATACTTTAGTAATTCTTTAGAAAATTATAAATTTAAATACAAGTTTATAATTTTTATTTAATGGAAGATAAAAAAGACAAAAAAAATGACATAAGTTATAAATATATTCCTGTTTCTGTATACGACGTTAAACCAATAGGCAAAAAGGGTATTAGAGGTAAACAACACCATGAAAAAAAATCAAGTAGATCTACATATAGCCCATTCCCATTAGATATTGCGGAGTGGTGTGCCGAATATCATTTAAGAGATGCATCTATAATATTTGATCCATTTGCAGGATGGGGAGAAAGACATCAAGCTATAAAAAAAGCAAAAAAAACATATATAGGTTATGATATTTCAGAAAAAGCCATTGAATATGCAAAAGAAAAATTTAACGTAGATAATATTCTGGCAAATACAATGATGGCTGATATACCAGAGCATGATGGTTTACTAACTTGCCCACCATATTGGAATCTTGAAAAATATAATTCCAAAGATGGATTAGACAAAATAAAAAAATGGAATATCTTTCTTGAAGAATATGAGGCTCTATGGAAACGCGTTACTGAAAAAGCATTGCCAGGTGCAAAATATTGTATAATGGTTGGCGATTGGCGAAAAAATCATGTATTTTATGATTTCACATATCAAACAGAAAAAATCATGGAAAGGTGTGGTATGAAACCATTTGATAAAATTATTCTCTCATATAAAAAAATATCACCCATTAAAATTATGTTACCTCAAACAAAACGTTTAGGATATACAGTAAAAGTTCATCAATATCTTTTAATCTATAGGAAGATGTAAGTAATCAAATAAACATCCAATGCCAAACAGAATATATAATTCTTGTCTATCTAATTTACTTACCGAAACACTTTGAGTTCCTAGAAATGTTTCTCCAAATAAATATTTTTCTATTTGACTAATTAAACATTTATTATTATTTAAATACCAAGACATAATTACAATACTTTGATATAATAGTACTTTTCTATGTAAAATCCACCCATATAAAACATAAAATCTTAAGTAAACATGCAAAATAAATATAAAATTTTTTATAACATTTTTTATATTTTTTTTAATAGATTTTTTTTGTTTTGTTAAAATTTGTCCCATTATTACAACTTTATATATGTAAATTTATATAAACAAAAAAATCAATTTTATTCACTATATATATAATGGCACAAACAAAGAAAAGACGATCTAGACGTTCAAAACGCGTTAAACGCAAATACACAAAAAAAGTTAAAAGGAAGGTTAAAAGGAAGGTTAAACGAAAAGTTAAACGAAGAAGAGTCCGCAGAAAACAACGAGGTGGACAATGACAATACGCAGACCAATAATTAAAATAATTAATAAAAAATAAATAATGCTCAAAAATATTTTTTGAAAATGACGAATATTGTTTTAAAAGCATTTGCTTACGGTGTTCTGACAAACCATTATTTATATAAATATTATATTCAATTATAATATATAATATGAATGCATCCTTTAGACAAGGAATGTTTTTTGGAGCAAATTCCGGAATTTTAACTACAGTGGGATTAATCACCGGACTTGTTCAAACAAAAATTACAAAAAACTATTTAATTATAAGTATAATATCTCTTGCAATTGCTGATAGTATATCAGAAGCATATGGTATGTATATTTCAAAAAAAGCCGAAAATATTAAAGATGAATCTAAAAATCCTATTATAGCTTTAATGGGATTATTAATTATGAAATTTTTCGTTGTTATTAGTTATTTAATACCCTTTTTATTTTCAAATAGTTTAAAATATTTTAAAAATTTAATTTGGTTAACATTATGGAGTTTATTTTTGATTATAATAATTGATTACCATATTTCAAAATTGAGAAATGAAAATTTTATAGATTATATTATCCCACATACTATCATTTTATTTTTAGTTATATTTTTAACAAAATATTTTGGAAAAATGATAGAAAAATTTAAAAAATAGCTGAAATAGGATAATGATCTGATTCAAATGTATTAATAATTTTCGTATGTAATTCCTTACATTCATCATGATTTATTTCAAAAAGATAATCCAGATTACAAGATAACAATATATTTTCAAAAGAACTATTTTTAAAATTATCTTTATTTTCATCAAAATAAAAATATTTATTTAATTTCGTTTTAATTTTTGTTCTATAAATATTAAAATCCCCACCAACAATTATCTTTTTATTTAAAGTATCTGTTAACGCTTTAATTGCATTGATTTCATCATCAATAAATAAACCACAACTTAAGTGTACATTTAAAAAATATATATCTTTTTCTTTATCATAAACTAATTGATAACCATTATATGCATCTAATAAATGACTTAAACAATCTTGATTAAATTTTGATGTTTTTATTTTAAACATTTTTTTTTTTGATAATATTGCTAACCCGTTTTTTTCACTATGAATAATATACGGAAAATCATTCAAAAATTTTCTTTTGAGTGTTTGAACATCATATTTATATAATTCTTGAAAATAAACAATATCTGGATTTTCTTTTTTGATTACGTGATATATCATATCAATTGCATTCTCTTTATCTTTAAACATGCACATTAAACAATAACGCGCTACATAATTAACTAATCCAATATTCCAAGAAATTATTTTCATACTTAATATTTTAATTTATTATAAAATATCAAGTTTATTTAAAATTATTTTAAAATATATTAACTTTTATATCGTAGGTATAAATTCCCAATTTAATTCTTTACATATTTTTTTCCATATTACATCTTGTTCTATTCGTTTAACTGGATCTTTTAACATTGGGAAATATGGTAAAAATGTTTTTTCATCTAATAATTCGCACATTTTATATAAAACATAATAATAATTTAAAAAATTTACCCTTGTATCTGGACAATGCCGAGAATAAGGTTGTTGTATATCCATAAATAAATTACACAATTTTTCTTCTAGTTCAGGTTTCATTACGGGGGGTTTTATACCTAATTTATCTTTAATAAATGGAATATGTTCATAAAATTTATTATATCCTAATTTTTTTAATATATCCTTTGCTTTTTTATTTGTCATTTGTTTCAAATTAATTCTTTCCTTTTTTATTTGTTCTTTAATATCGTCTAGTACTTTATCTGGTATCTGTGTTGTTTCTTTTGCTTGAAATTGGGCCAATATTTCTCTAAAATGGTTGATTCTTTTATAAGCATAAAAACAAACTTCTTTCGGTGGTTCTTTATAAGATGGTTTTTCATGTTCAACAAGAAAATTTGTTTGTAAACTGCATTTTTTACAAACTAGAACGCCCAAATTATCTATAGGAATTAATTCACCAGAACAATGTCTACAAACATCATAATTAATTTTATAATTATCAATATTTATAAAAGATTTATCAATATTTGTTAAATATGAATTAACATTGATATTAAATTCATAATTTGTTTTTTTATTTTTATTTGTTTCTTTATTAAAAAAACCATTTAATATATTCTTTTTATTTGTCTCATTTCCGAGAGATAAATTCTTCTTTTTTTCAAAATAATTAAATATATATTTAGAGTTTTTTAATAAATATTCTTTTTCCTTCCTTTTTTCCTGTTTCTTTTTTTCTTGTATTTCTTTAATTTTTTCTTTTAATAATAATTTTTCCTCAAAATGTTTTGTATTTTTAAATTTTTCCTTCAAATTTTTTAATTCTTTATCGTAATTTGGAATAACATTGTTTTTTATATTTTCAAATTCAGCCATTTTTTCTTTATGTTTTTTGTCTAATGTGATTTTAATCTTACTTTTATTTTTTATTTTTTTTACATTTTTTGGTTTAAAATTTGGCATTATTATTGATATATTAATATTCTATTATTAGTTTTTATATTTATAAAAAAAGAAAAAATATATAGTTTAAAATGTGATATTAAAATGTATTATAAATAATAGTACTATGGACGTTTCTTTAACAGATATTAAAGATTATGATAATTTAGATATAATCACAAAAACAAAAATGATATTTATTTTCAATGCCTTAGAAAAAGGATGGAAAATTAAAAAAAAGGCTAATTCTTATATTTTTTCAAAAAATCATGAAGGAAAAAAAGAAATATTTTTAGAAAATTATATTAAACGATTTATCGAAACAAATATAAATATTAATAATTAATTTATTAGCATAGACTTTTAATAAATTAATAAATAAAATTTTATTTTCTTTAGGAATATTATAATAATATGGGAGGAGGTCTAATGCAACTTGTCGCTTATGGTGCCCAGGATGTTTATCTTACGGGTAACCCTCAAATCACTTTCTGGAAGGTAACTTACAGACGTCACACCAACTTCGCTATGGAATCCATTGAACAAACTTTTAACGGACAGGCCGATTTCGGCAGACGTGTCCAATGCACTGTTTCAAGAAACGGTGATTTATGTTACAGAACATATCTTCAGGTCACTCTTCCTGAAATCGGTCAGGATGGAACTGCTCCTTGCTTTGCACGCTGGCTTGATAACCCCGGTCATCAACTCATTTCTATGGTTGAAGTAGAAATTGGAGGTCAGCGCATTGACCGTCAGTATGGTGACTGGATGCACATCTGGAACCAACTTACTCTTACCTCTGAACAGGAAGATGGTTTCCACAAGATGATTGGTAACACCACACAGCTCACTTTCCTCACTGACCCTACATTCGCTGACGTTGCTAGCGCATGTTCGGCTGATAGTGTACCCAATGCAGTCTGTGCTCCCCGCAGTGCACTCCCCGAAACCACACTTTACATTCCTCTTGAATTCTGGTTTTGCCGCAACCCCGGTCTCGCACTTCCTTTGATTGCTCTTCAGTATCACGAAGTTAAGATTAACATTGAGCTTCGTCCTATGGATGAATGCTTATGGGCTGTTTCTGGTATCGGCGACCAGGATGGCACTGGCAGAGACGCTAAGTATGGGGGCAAGGTGGCGACAAAGACGGGAAAACATGCACAATCTTATCAGAAATCACTCGTTGCCGCATCTCTCTACGTTGATTACGTATTCCTTGATACCGATGAGCGCAGACGTATGGCACAGAACCCCCACGAGTATCTTATTGAACAACTTCAGTTCACTGGTGATGAATCCATTGGATCATCAAGTAATAAGGTAAAACTTAATTTCAACCACCCATGTAAGGAACTCGTATGGGTTGTTCAGCCTGATGCAA